GACGGCCCACTGTATCCCGACGTGCCCGCTGCCCCGCCTCCACCGAACCCTGTCCACGTTGCCGTACCATCACTCTCAACTACTGTGAGTTGGCCCGGAGCCAGCGATCCGATGCCTATCAAGGTGCTTCCCGTAGGAGCCGTGATAGTCAACGTTCCTGCCGAGTTCGCAGAATTGATAATCCGTTTTCGGTTCCAAGTATTCTGCGCGGTACAGATACCCGCTTGTGGCAAAGTCGCCGTTTGCCCCGAGGCTATGGTGAACGTGACTTGATCGTCTTGCTGACGAACCGTGTAGTCCGCGTTCGTCTTTGCGACCCACAAGGAATAAGGCGTGTCCAATGGAGGAGCCATGATTGTTTCTCCCTAAAGTTATGCTGCGGAGTAACCGCTGTATCCGCTGAATCCTGAGTAACCGCTCGCTGCGGCACTGAAGCCCGAGAATCCGCTCTTGCCGGAAACTCCTGTCCAACCGCTGACACCCGAGTAACCTGAGACTCCGGTGTATCCAGAGTATCCAGACTTGCCAGAGTAGCCGCTGAAGCCGCTCGCGCCCGAGTAACCCGACGCGCCGCTGAAACCTGAAAATCCAGAATTACCAGAAACGCCTGAATAACCACCTGAAATGTTCCAGATAGTTACTCCATCACCATCGACAAAAGCAGTTTCACCCGCTGCGAGTGTGGCTGCTTTCGCTGCTGCGGTCGCGCCACCTAACGTATTCCCCGACTGTACGGCAATGGTTAGCGTGTTTGATGAAGTCGAATCATTGAGAATGATTTTTCTGTTTTGGGGACGAAGGCAATTCTTGGCAAGCGGAAGAGTTGCGGTCACGCCAACCGTAATTACGAATCGTGCCACATCATCAGACGGGTCTAACGTATAATCTGCCGTCTTGCGTACAATCTTTTGGTACTGAGTATAGAGAGGTGGCATTTGATTGACGCTCCTAAGTTAGACTCAGCGGGCCTGCTAACTGTGCCCCCGCGTTGAATATGCCGCCCCACGGCGACTCAGATTGCACAATTTTGCCTTGTGCTTGCCCCGAACTTGTGGTGTTCTGTCCCCGCGTTAAACCCGCTAACGCTAACCTCTGCCGATTTGCGTCAAACTGTCCTTCACGGGTCTGCTCGCCCGCTTGCTGCGCGAGGTCACGATTCCCCGAACGTAATACCGCGTCTCTTATCTGAGGCGTGGCATAGCCGCCGAGGGGATTCTGATATGTTTCTTTGAGATTTCTTTGGGCTTCGCCTAAACGATACCCGATGGAAGGATCAACTTGTCCAATGTTCTGTCGTGCAGCAATGATGTCGGGTGTGTCAGCGACGGAGGTATTAGTTACCCCCGATTGGGTTTGCGTGGACTTCTGAGTTTTGTCGGAAAGGCCCAAAGAGGGGGTCGTCCTTCATCTTCACGTACTTGACATACACCTTGCGCTGGTTGCGCTGTGTAAGAATTACATTGTTCAGGTCGTTCACGCAAGTAAAAAGTTCACGACCGACATACTTCATTCCCAAATCTGTGACAAATTGACGCAAGGGCTTGTTTTCAGGACGTATCAACGCGCTCACTTCATCGGCTCCGTTTGTCAGCATCAAGTCCAGAATCTCTCGCGCTCCCCGCAGAAGTATCTCCCGTGAGACACCTTTTCTCGATGTAAAATGTCCCTCGAAATGTCGTGGTTGCCACTCTTGAAAGAAGTAAACGGCGAGTAGTTCTGAGTTAAACCATCCTACAGTGAGGTGTGTTGGATTAGTTGCGGAAAACGTCTCAAACGTCATTTGCTCCGCTGAGATGTGTCTTTTAGGTGTTCGCCAACCCCATGCTTCGCGGTAAAGGTCGAAGTCGGTTTCAGGCTGAAGTAACTGCAAGCGCAAGTCGTCCATGTAAGGCATCCATTACTACTTCGGGTTCAACAAAGGCATCTTCGTTGTACGGCACGTCAAACCAATGTGAATACTGATACTGTCTCAGAAATTCAGGTTTGTGAAGATTGATGTTGTGCTTGTAGCCCCAAATGCGCGGATCGGATTGTGACCAAATTACTATTCCCGTCTTGAGTCTCATGGTCGCGCAGAAGTGTGGCATCCATGAGTCCACGCTAATCCATGTATCGCAGTCTCTCAAGACTTCTTCCAACTTCTCTAATGGAAAGCCTTGTAGAAACATTGCTACGCCTTCAACACGCTCCTCATTCTGCCCCGCCACTTGAATTACTTCGTGACCCTCGGCGTTCAACATGGCTACAAGTTCGGGCCATTTATTAAAATTCTTGGCGTTTCGTGCCCCATTCGGCATTCGTGCGGCCCAACATGCGATTACGACCCTCAATTTGCGTACCTCCAAGCAAATCCTTTTGCGGTTTTATTCTTACCCCTCAATACGAGACTAATCATCCAAGCAGTTGTTTCTACAGATTGTGCAGCCAGTGAGATTGATTTGTATGTTGCAATAAATTCCCCGTTGCTACTTAACTGATCCACAGGCTTTCCTGTCTTGGGTCTACCCTTACGAGACTCCGACATTCGACGACGCACTTCTATCGAAAATTTCTTCCCTTTATTAACGGCTCCTATTTTGGCTCGCGCTTCAGGCGTATGTGTCCTACCAAACATATAGTTCTGCTCGCCCATGAACCGTTTCCCGTAAAAATAGTTCTTAGTCGGGTCAGCCATGCGATCCTTTGTTTTCTGACTAATTAATTGCTTGGCTTCATCCGAATGAGTCTTGCCATAGAAGTAATTCTTTTCTCCTTTGAACGCATCACTCAACTTTTGCCGCCACTCATCAGAAAACGGAGGCCGCTTAATTCCTAGCGTTGAGCCAGCAGTAGGAGAAGTGTTGTAACCGTTCTCGCCTAGTGGATGAAACAAATCAATGTAATACTGCTCACGAGGAATTAATTGAAACGGATCGTCAACCATTTCTAAAACTACCACGCCAAAAGCACCCTCTCCATATAGATTATATGCACTTTGAAGATGTTTACTGATGTGAGCATTAGCCCGAAGTCTAAGAAAGTGTTGACGCACGCGGAGCCTCACATTTATCGCAGAACCAACATACAACTTTCCATTGGTTCTATTGATGATTCCATATATGGCGGGAGAATCAAGCGTAGTATTCATGCATGGCATCCACTATTGATTTGTTCCACCCCCGATCCCAACACCACTTATATAATGAGTATTCATCATAACGATTACCTACAAGTAGCTTGGCATCGGCAATTGAAATAATCGTTACATCATCAACTCCCTTAAAGACTTCCGGAAAACAGACTGCTAAGACCCATTTGCGGTAGTTCTTACGCTGCAATTCATCAAACACCGCCTTGAAACATAGTGTATCACCAAGCCCGCAGTCTAAAACCGCTAACTTCGTTTCGTCTAACTTAATATTCCATGCTCGCAAATAACGCTGAAACACTTGCTCATCTTGCTCCCAAAGTTGACCATCACTATAGCTTCGGATTCCCCCCGTCGCTTCTCTCAAGTGATATGTCTTGGTGTACGGAGTCACTAGAACTTTGTATCCCGCTCGCACTAGTTGATGAGAGAAAATCGTTTCTTCCCGATGGCCCACGCTTGACAGGTCGCGGGGATAGCCCCCCGCATCCTTCGCCGCAGCCACGGAATACAAGAACGTCGAATACAGGTGTTGCGTCTCCCTCACCGAACCATTCCATTGAAACCATTGTAGATTTAATCCTTTCGCTACATCTCCAAGTGAACCATCGACACCCATTGCGGGTAATGGACTTACTTGGCTTGGATGGTGAACTAACCCACCTACCGCCCCAACCTTCTCCATCCAATCACCCGCATGTGGCCCCGCATCCCTCACTGTGTTCAACAGCACTTCTAGGCAGTTCGCTTCGGGAATTTCATCATCGTCAACTCGCCACACAAAGTCTGTATCTGCATTGTCCAACATGTGCTGATGATTCGTTACTTGGCCCTTCCGAGGCGTCGTGTTCAGTACCCACTCAATCTTCTTGTCACTCGCTAGTTTGAGAAGGTTGTCGAACGGTGAAGTCTGTGAGAGTTGTTCGGGTTCGATTCTGTTCTCACTGTCGTCGTAGATTACTAACTTGTCGGGCTTATGAGTCTGATTGATGATTGCGCTCAGAGTCAGTGGGAGTGTGGTTGTGTAACGGTCTTTCGTGCAGACTTCGGCGGTCACTGTCCAATGCTTCTTTCGCGCTAACGTGTCGGGCTGCTTGAAATCGAGAACGTTAGCAGGTGGAATCGTAATCGAAGGCACCTCTACCTTTCCGTCTTTAACCTCAACGGGCACCTCCATGTAGAACGGCGGTGGCGCGGGCTTACCCAACTTGATTCCTCTGAAGTACAAATCTTCGCCACCACGTCCATAGCCCCACTCAGCGTCATCCCACAATTCTGCGGGCAACGCATTCTGTAAATCTTCCGCACTGATGTTCCGATAGTAGTCAGTAGTAAACGGACTTGAATACGTGTCTGTCTTAGTAGTCCCGTGCTCCGGTCGCTTTGGCCCCGCACACGTTACCACCATCAAACCTCCCGCCTTGAGGTTTGCATACATCTGCTTCAGCGACGTAAACCAGAACTTGTCGTGCTCCAACATCTCGCTACTGATAACTACGTCATAGGCTTCAGGACGTAAGAACTGGTGCGCGAGTACGACGCGATCCACTCCGTTACCTTCAGAGATGT